GCAGGTTTTCCCCAATGATGTTATTGGAGGTGATTATTTCGTCAAAAATGGCGATAATAACAATATATTACAAGGTAGTTGGACCAGAAGAAACGGTGGTGTTATAGTATCTAGTCCCAATGTTGAAAACACAGATCTTGAAAAACATTATGTACATCAGAACATATTCCCAGAATTAGCCTACGTTAATACAATTAATAGATACGGATTTGCATGGAATGTACTCAACAGATTTAATTTAGGTAGTTGCGCTACTGTTATCGTTAGAGGTAGATATACTCTTGAACCCAACACCAATCAACAACCTTATCATAATAACGCTGTTTATATTGGTTGCACAATAGGTGATGCTGATGACAAGCTCAAAATCGCACAATTATTAGCTAAAACTAAAGAAACACCAGTGGGAGGCACTGAATTATACAATGCTGCTAAACATAGTATCAAAGAAATACTAACAGGCGAGGAAAAACCATTAGCTATAAAAGAAGTTTCAGCAAATCATCAGGTAAATGACTTCAAAATTCTCATTAATACCATACCTAACATACATGGTCATAAATGCATCTCTTGTGCACAATTTTACATGCATGTACATGGCAGCAAACACAATGGCCGTATTGAAGCACCACACAACCAGTTTCCGTTTGATTGCCCGTACAAAACATGCAAACGATTTAACCATGTTGATTGTGACTGCAAAACACAAAACCATATAGATGCAGTTAAAACACTTTCTAAAGTTGTAAAAGTTAGTTATTATCTTGAAAAAACAATAGCTGATAAGAATAATAAAGATGCTATTGAACTTTTATCCATTAATAGTGAAAGCAAACCCGAAATCGATAAACTTAAGGAAACCTTAATAAATGAGGCTAAAGAAGCAGAACCAGAAGAAGAACCCGTTGCACATTTTAATAATATGATTAAGAATGGTAAGGAAATACCAAATGACGGATTATTGTATAGGTATATGAATAGTGAAACCAAACAAATTGATCACTATCTTTATGTCGATGCTAATGCACCAGACACATCTGCTAAATATACTAGCACACAATTTGGAGGCAGTTTAATGTTTATATTTAAAGGAACTACAAAACCTATATCTAAAGTTATCGTAGGGAAACTCATTAAAAATATGCGCAAAATGGAACCAGAAAATTATGCAGATTACATCACTATGGTTTTAACTAGTCAGGAATTTAGTTATAGTTATGATGCTGAGTTATTAGCAGCACTTGTCACGTATATAGGCAATGAGATTCTTAAAGTCAAGATGATTGAAAATACGTTTGCTAATTCAGTTTGTGCCAAGATGACCAAGCAATTCAATGCTGGAAACATGAAATTTGACCAAGGCTTCCTTAACAATACGTGGGACTATGGACTTTATAACGCTGCCAAAATGGAATGGGCTAACCTCAGAGTCAAACTAGGCAACATCAATTTATTTGCACCTACACGTAATGTTGAGCAATTGAACGCATTCAATGCGGAAAAATGAAACCCAAATAATTATAATAACAACACACATAATCTTATCAAGTTTAGATATGATGTGTCAATAAAAAAAACTTGCTTGTCCGTCGACCACTTGGCCGGACTTACGTCATATATGGCCGATAGTGTTACTTGGAATTACACTTGGCCTATTGATCTTACACCCGCATATATAATTAAACACAATTGTACTGAGAGTGGTAAAGTTGGAGTAGTCCAAATTTTACCAGCACTTAAAACTTCACCAGTCATTGTTTATTATTGTACTTGTCAATTGTGCCTTTTTGCTGCTTGCAAACGTCACTTGATGAGAACACCGGACCCATCCAAAACTAAATTGGCAGAATTAAAAAAATTCATGGATAGGGTTATAAAACCAGAATTAATTGACATATTCGAAGATTTTGAATATCATGTCAGAGTCTGGTACAATCACCTGAGCAAAATACAACAAGATGAAATCGATCGGCTTGATCCAGAAGGTCTAATGACCCGAAATTGTGGTGTATTTTGTAAAGGTGAGAAACAACAACAATCTAAACCACCACCTAAAAACAGATGTATAAGCGCTTTAAATGCTAATCATAAATACGTAATGGGACCTGTCGTGTATGCCATGGAACAATACGTTAAAAA